TTTCCTTTAGCTGAGAAACCTGCGTTCGCAAGCGCTCGACCAATCGCACTTGTTTCCGCATTAGGTAAAGCGAAATTTGCATTAACGCCCCTATCAGAAATAGTTTCAAGCGCAAGCCCAGTAGAGCACGGCTTGGAATCTGCTTCTGTCTTGAATAACTTGCAAAGTACAATGAATCGAGTGTCTGTGGCCTCGATAATCTCTGTTGCCAATCTTCCATCTGGATATTCCTTCCACCATTTATGTAATCTTTCATCGACTGTTTCATAGTTTGATAAATCAAAAGCCATTATTCCTGCCAATCTAGAGCGCTGTCTTGCATCGCCTCGTGGCATGTCTTGGCAATAGCAATATACGCAGCTGCATCTTTGTAATGATCTGATACTTCTGGCGATTCGACCGATCGACTGATCTTGACCAAGCACATGGCCATAGCCACCTGATTTGCTGTAATCGGAAAATGAAAATAAGCAGACCATAGCTCGGCAATACGACTATGCTGACTGTAAGGGTGTCCGTACTGTGAACCCCTTGCGTGTATGAGCTCCGTTGCATCTGCAAAGAGTTTCTCAGTTGTTGTGGACATCGTTATCGACCATCCTTCTATGCATATCCCAGCCATCTTTACGGCCTCGCCAGTAATGTATAGTTTTGACGTTTTCTATATATCTGCCAATAGCCCAGGTTAGTAATAAACCTGCGACTATGCCCCACATAATTAGATACCCAAAGTCTTTGAGCTCTGTGTACATGTAGCCCTACTTTCTATGCTCACGCTTTGTGGCATAGCAATAGTGTTGCACCTGTGTACGACTTTGTGGATGATTTAGGGCCTATATTTGATAACGATTTGATAACGTTATTTGTAGAGTTTGCCTTCAAATATAAAACTGCCATCTGAATTTATAGGCACTGTAATCACCTGGACTTTACGCTCATGGACATAGGCCACGGCAAAGCCTTGTTGCCAGTTTGCATAGCCCCTTGTATATGCCATGCCTGAACTGCTCAAATCTACTAAATTGCCAACCTCAACGCCCCACACAGTACGCCCTAATTGGCCTCTAGATGCCTCTGTAAAGGCCGACTGGCCTAATCTATGGGTATGCCCACACACCACGCTCTTACCAAGCCTTCTAGCCCCATTTAAGGCCGTTTGCCCAGGTACTTGGCTAAGAGGGAAAGAGTCACCATGAACGGCTGTCCAGCCTGGCGCCCAATCGAGCCCATAGGGGTGGAATTTAATCTGGAGCTTGTCATATCCCATAAAACGTTCATACTGCATTTCGGGTAGGTTGAGAAATGATGGGAGTCTTTTTTTAATTGATCGGTAGAGTCTGATTCCATGGTTACTTCCTAGTACATCTGTTACCCCTAAGTAACTTAATACTTCTTGTGTTTGTTTTCTATCGTCATTTATGTTGCCCACCATCTCATCGATAGTGCCAGCATTAAAACCGCCTAGCTGTGGTAGATCAATTTCATCACCGATACAAATAGTTCTATGAGGCCGCCACTTACCTAAAAAACGGCCTACTGATTTGACACTTGCTTCATTAAAAAAAGGAACTTGCAGATCTGACACGAACGCAATTTTGCGCAATTAGTCCTCATCTTCGTAGGGGTCATGGTCTGGATTAACTGGATCAAAGTCTGGACTAGATGGTGTTAGCCAATCTGGAAATACGTTTTTATCGCACATCCCTAGAGCTTGATCTACTGGAAATCCTGCACGTCTTAGGCTTAAATAAAACTCACGCAACGAGATAGCATAGGTATCTAACTTGGTATTAATCTGCTCATGGGTGTATTTACCCTTGCGCTTATTAACCTTCTTACGCTTGCGTGCGGTTGCCATATTGCTATTGTCGCTTATTCATGATAAGGAATAGATCATCAACACGCTGTTCTAACCTAGTTAATTGATCTTTCATACTAGATCCACCATTAGGTCTTAGTTCGTTTAACCAGCCTTTAACTAAGAAACGTAATCCGATTAGCCCGCCTGATAGCACGGCCATAACGCCAGCGCCAAAGCCAGCCCATTCTGCTGGACTCATGCTTCATCTGCACCGACGCCATAAGCTGTATCGGATTTGTCTAAAGCCCTAGCCGCTGGACCAGCCAAAGCTGCAACTACTACAGACAGTGCTGGATCTAAACCTAATTCATTACTTGCTAAAAAAGTTAAGAAAGATACTAGAACCCCTCTAAAATAGGATTTAAGTACTGCCTTTTGTTTTTTTGATATTTTCATATTTTCCCCCCTAGTAGTGGTATATCAAACTCTCTGCCGTCTTTGTCGCCTAACTTTGTAAAGCTGATATGGATGTGCTTTGTGTGCTTATTGAAACCCTTGTACTTACGCCACTTAAAATTAAGTATCCTGCTAGCAATCATGCCATTATGGATTACGTAAGATATACGCTTATCGGTTTTCGCACATTTTCTGATCTGGTCAGCCAAATATATTGAGATCCCTTCGGATGAATCCAAGCGAGAATCCACATCAATGGCTCTGACACACCCAGATTTGTCTGGATTATGATCCGATTTGGTGGCGCTATGACGAGCATCACCAATCCACCCATCACTGGTAGAGCGGCGATCTGGATACCAGGTATCAATTTGATCTCTTAACTGCTCAGCAGCTTTACTTAGCCAAGGCTTCATCATCTACCTCTGGCACAATCCACTGGCAAGTATTTTCATCAAATCCAAGAACATTCTCTGGCTTTGGTGCTATAAATGCATCTCTAACTTCATCATAAGTAAAGCCAACACTGGCATAGTTGTATCTGATATTGCCGTTATATGAAGTACGTTTACAAGTTTGTCCTCTGAAATTACCATACCAAGTTTCAGGATCTAAACCTTCAATAGTTTGAGTTTCATCAATACCTACAATTACTTCGGTAACTATATTATTTTCATCTAAAAATGCGTAATGTGCCATTATGCCCAACTCACATTTCCAGTGCCAGCTGTAATTGTGGCTCTCTTGTATCCACCACTTGCAGCACTTTCTGTACCTGTTAAACCTGCACCAATAGTTATTGTTTTAGTATCTGGATATCTTAAAATAACCACACCAGAACCACCATTAGCACCTGCATTTTGTCCAGTGCCACCTGCACCACCACCGCCACCACCAGTGTTTACAGTTCCATTTGTTGGACTTAAAGAAGAACCTGACACTCCACCATCACCGCCACCGCCTGTGCCACCAGATCCTTTAGTGCCAGAATTAACACCACCACCGCCACCACCTGCATAAGTAACAGAAGATCCTGTAATTGAAGTTGCAACTCCATTACCACCATTACCACCATTTGACGCACCACTTGCTGAACCGCCTGTTGCGCCAGCACCGCCACCGCCACCTGCTGGATAATTTGGAGCTATTGGAGCTAAACCATTTCCACCTGCATAACCTTGGTTTGTAGTGCCCGCAGCACCAGCGCCAGCACCAGTAGTTCCTAATGAACCACCACCACCAGAGCCACCAGTAGTAGCAGTTCCTAAATTCCAACTAGATCCGCCACCGCCTTTAGTACTTGTGATGGTATCAAAAATTGAATCAGAGCCTTGACTTCCTGCAACGTTTAATGTGGTTGCACCTGCACCACCAGCGCCAACAGTTACTGAATAATTTGTTGAAGGAGAAAGTGATAATGCAGTTTCTAAAACACCACCACCACCTGTTGCAGTAACTGTGCATCTTAAACCACCAGCACCACCACCACCGCCACCAGCAGCTCCTGCATCATTACGACCACCACCACCGCCACCAGCGACTACTAAGTAATCTACTGTAATTACAACAGGTGTAGGGGGTGTAAGTAATCCAGATACTATATTTCCTATCATTATGCAATTGCTCCGACTATGTACCAAGCATTAGCAGCTGTTTTAATACATGCAGCTGATTTGTATTGCGCAAGTGTTGGCTGTGCTGCAACTGCGCCAGCACTTAATACTGTTGTAGTACCTGATGTAACAGCTTTAATAGTTACTGCAGTAGCAGCTATATTTAATACTGTAATTACAGTACCTATTGGAAAGTTATATGTAGTATCTGTTGGTATTAAAAAATCCGCAGCTGTAGATTTGTTCATAGGTATTAACTGTTGGTATTCATCTCCGCTACCTACTGTATAATCAGCAGTCTTAGCAGTCTGTACTGTAAAAGCTGGTAGTCCATTCCACATAGCGGATGTAACTACATCACCTGTTGAGCCTGGCCATGTTGACATTTTTTCTCCTTAGTAAGATAGAACCCCAGAACCTAATTCACTATAGCCAAGTATAAAGCCATCTATGACAGGTTCTAGCGTTGTAAAGGTTGTTTTCCAGCTATTTGGGGTGATATTCATTCTCACGCCAAAGATCTGCAAAGTTTTTTCTATAGTCGATCCACCAGGCTGGGTAGTAAGCACTGTGATCGGATCAAAGAAATCTAGGTCTAAAGCTGCTACTACACCTGGATCGTAATTAGGGGTGTATAGGTCTAGGACTATGGCATCGCATCGGATAGAGGTTTCAGCTCTACTGGCTACATAAGCCCTGGCATAATCTAGGGCTACTGTATCACTTTCCATTAATAGGCCATCTAAGAAATAGCTGTGGAGAAAGTATTTATCTATGCTGGCTTGATTTGTGGCTACCTGAGCAGTACCACCTAATCTAGTAATAGTGGCCTTATTAAATATAAGCACATCGTTTAATATCCAGGCTGCATCAAAGTAATCTATGCCAGTACCATCATCTGCAAATACTGTGGGTGTAGCAGCAATAGATGCGACAGTTACATTTCGATCCTGAAACACAAAAGAACCAGTAGCATCTACATATAAAGCGCCATACTCTGATTCACTAGCGGTAGTTAAAGCTTGTAATGCTGTGCGATTAGTACCTGGGTCTGCTTGTAATGTAGTTAAGCCTGCATCTATATCACGCATAGATTGTGGCCAGTCAATTTCATCTAATATCTGATTAATGCGTGTGCCTGATAAATCCCCAGCGCTTGCACCTGTAACAGTGCTTATCTGTGCTAACTGGGCTAATCTAAAAGCATCTACAGCTTGTATGGTTGTAATTGCTACTTCATCAAAGCCAGAGTTTTCTGGATAGGTTGTAACATAACTTGTAATAAATCCTGAAAATACTGGGTAAGTAATAGAGTTATATGTGGCAGTTATCTGCACTTTTTTCATAGGTGTTAGAAACGTAAAATAAGGGCTGGCTGGATTTTGTGGGTTAAAATCTCCGTTTTGATCTACTATGCGTAAAGTCATTGATCCAGTTTGAAATATGTCGCTTAGTGCAGTACGACCTCTATTGGTTTCAATTTTGTTAATACGATCTGATACATCTACGATTACAGCTGCGGCATCTGCTAATACGTTAGTGCCTAAAATACCCTGGTCAAGTATCATAGCCTGCGCAAAACTTGGCCCAGTACTAAAGTTAATAATAGCGTTTACTGTAGGTGCTGACATTATAAAAATCCAGCAGGCACTGTGCTATAACCCGATCTAGTAGCTATCTGTATGCTTTCTGCAATAGCCTGGCTTAACTTGTCGCCACTAGCTGTGGTATCTACAGTAATGCGTATATCTTGCTCTGTAGGCCTTAAACTACTTAGCGGATCATACCTAAAACCTGTGGCTGCTAAATCTTGTGTAGTTGCCATTAAACTAGATAAAGGATCATAAGGTGTTATTGCAGGTGGGAATACAGTGCCACCACCACTACTAAAACTGCCACCACCTTTTGATGCAGGTAGTTTTGTCATACCAGCCAAACCAGCTGCGGCAGCGCCAATAGTTGCCAATATATCTGCCTCTGTAACTCTTAAACCACTTAAAGGATTCCATGCTGCTAGTCTGTCAAATGCTGATCGTGCTTTTTCGGCAGCCTCTGCTAATAATCTAGCTTTCTCAGCTGCATCTAACTCAGCTAATGCTTTTTTAGCCAGGGCGTCATCATTTTTAGCGATAGCAATTAAAGCGTCTAAACGTCTTTTGGTTTCTTCATCTACAGCTTCATTACGTGCTTTTTGTAATCCTATTAACTCAACATCAAATTTTTCTTTTAATATGTCTAAATCTGACTTTTTCTTTAATTGATCGTTTTCAGCCTTACGCAATTTAGTAGAGTTTTTAATTGCTTGTGCTTCTAATTTTCTTTGTTGAGATGCAATTCTAGTAGCAGTTCTTTCTTGCCCACCACGATCTTGCTGTGGCATAGCGCCTCTACCTAATTTACGCAAACCACCAATATAAGCACCTATGACTGGTATATTTCTTAAATCAAATGCGTTGCCTACGCCAGGTATATTTGTTAATTGCTTTATCTTCTCTGCAATACGGCCTAGTCCTACTATAACTTCGCTAGTAGCTGTAGCAAAGTCTTCCATGCTATTTGTTAATTCTTCTATAGTGTTATCATCGCCTAATAGTGTTAATGCGTCTAAAATACCTTTGCCAATAATTTCTTGAGCATCTGCGGCTGCAACACTTAACAGACTCATTTTGCCTGCATAAGTTTCTAATCTTGCGGCTGCTTGACCTGAAAACTTAGTATTTAGTTCGCCCATGATTTTATTCATGTCGCCAGTCTTTAATAAGTTTTTATCTAAGCCTGCACCTAATCTGCTTAACCCTGTGGTATTACCTGCATAAGCTCGAGATAAGGCTGTTGTTACTTGGGTTAAAGATCTACCTGTGCCAGCACTTATATTTAATGCTGTGTTCAATGCATCTTGGCTAGTAGTAATCGAGCCTGTAACAGTCAATAATTGTTGAAATGCTGGCCTTAGTTCATCATCTAGTACGCCTGCGGTTTTTTGCAAGTTTGCTATGTATAACTCTACAGCTGGTGAACTAAATTGAAATCCTGTATTTTTTAATTGCTGCTCTAGCGACCTTGCAGCCTTCTCATCTTCTGCAAATGCTTTGACTGCCGCTTTGCCAAATCTAGTTAGTGCTGTGACAGAAAATGCTGTAGCAAAGGTCTTGGCAAAGGTTTTTAATTGTTTGTCAAATGCGCTAACTTCTTTTTTAGCCTTTTTTAATCCTTTATTATCAAAGGTGCTTAACGCCGATACTACTAAAGTAGGCACAATTACACGCCCCTAAATCCACGAGCTGATCGCTCTTGATAAAAGCCAAGTACTTGGCCTTTTTTCTCTAGTGGTAATTTTTTGTAATACTCAAATATGGCTTTGTCAATAGCCTTCTGTATATCTTTGTATGCATCGCCCTGCTCTTCTTTCCAGGCTTTGTATATGGCTCGACCTTTATTTTTACGGCCTCTGCGACCTACTGTGCCTGCCATAGTTGCATCTGCTACTTGTGGTAATGCAGCTATAAATTGCGCACCAGCGTTAGGGTTTAATGATGCGCCTTGTGCGCCATCTGTCTTACGACCTGCGGTTTCATAAATAGCGCCAGGTGCAGACTCATTACTCACATAATTGTAAACGCTGTAACCTTTACGATTACGCTTATTAGGGCCGAGCTTGTATTTGATACCTGCTCTAGCTGTGGCTTGATCATACGCAGGGAACGGCCTGCGCTGACCTTCCTGTGGCTCAGCCTGTTTTAACCAGCCACTTAACACATTTTGATTGCTTGGCAAGTATTGTTTTGCCTTAGCAGATGTTTTAAGCATTGGCTGTTTTAGGCTAGCCCTAACGTTTTTATACATATCTTCATCAATTTCATCAATAGCTTTAAGGAACTCTCTAACGCCGTTTACGACTACGGGCATTTTTGATCTCCTTAGCACGATCTGATAAAACCTGGACTATTGTCCTAAGCATCTCAGAATCCATATCTATAAATTCTTTAGGCGGTATTCCTAACTCCACCGATAGGCTGGCTATCGTATAAAGAATGGAATCTCGCCCAGTTATTTTTTTTCTTCGTCTAAAACCTCTACAGTATCTAAAGTGTCTATAAACTCGATACCAAAGATTGGTACTGTTACGTTAGCCCTACGTAAGCACTCCCAAGCTAGCCAATAAATTTCGGTTTGCCGTTCGTGATCACGTAGGACTTTACTAATTCCTGCGCCGTACTTTAACTCGAAAGCGTACTCGACACCTGGTGTTATCTTATGTTCTGTGACTTCACCAGTAGCCCTTGTAATCTTTAGCTTTGCCATTATTTCTCCTTAAGGTGTGGTATCTACTACGATAACACTTTGGCAGGTAAATGTGATGCTTTGTGTGCTTATGTCGCCCACTGCGCCATTAACATCTTGTGTGTTATTGACTAAAACTGTAGTTTGAAACTCTGGGTTAGTAGAGCTTACGACAGCGCTTGTCTGTTTAATTGTAAGTGGCACTGTTGTACCCCATGCAGCCTGTAGGGTGGCATTAACCTCGCCTGCGGCTGTATCGTTTAAGAAGTCGATAGTGATAGTGCTTGCCTCTAAGCCCTTTACGAACTTGTGTGCGCTATCGCCCATAGCTGTTACTTCTAGTTCATCAAATGATCTATTGATTGTTACGGCTGTTACGTGGTCGCTCAGATCAACTGAATTTAGTGTAACCACCGCACCATTAGCTAAATATATTGCCATTAGTCTTGCCCTTCTTCCTTCTTAGCAGCAGCCTTTTTGACTACCACTTCTGGTTTGTTGATCTGACCTATTTTGATCAGAAACTTAGTTTCTTCTTCTGTTAATCCTTTGTAGCTCATTTTAACTCCAACTCGTTAGGATTGATACTGTTATTTCACTTACTAATAAATCGCCACTAGTTGCATTTACTATACTAGGTGCAGATACGCTGGATATATTCATTTGATAACTAGCAGCTGCTAATTTAGTAACTACAGCCAATATGTAATCTTCTATACCTGCAAGATTGCCCTGGTTGTCTAATGCAGGTTTAGTTATGATTATCTTAAAATTAGCCATTGGGCTAATAGTAATTTCATCATTATTGCTAGGTGTTAAATATGGATCGCCAGGGGTAATTACTACAGCATTAGCAAGTAATGTGGCTGGTGGAAATGCAAAGACTGACCACACGCCAGCGTTAGTTAAGGTTGTCGCTAATGTGCTACGTAGTGTGGTAATCGCAGCTGGCATATTAACCTACCAGTGAGTTAGGTGATGAATACGGCTGGATGAGGCCACGTACTCTATTTATCAGCTGATAACCCATACGATAAGGGCTAGCACTGACCCCATCCATACCGACCCCACCTGTCTGGCTTACTTGTCTTGCTTGCCAGATGTCTACGGCTACGATCATGGCCGCTTGTCGTATTGCAGGGGTTGTCGCATAAGATGCTGTTTGAGTATCTGGCCCTAAAGCTCTGCCATAAGGTTTAATAAAATGAAATGCTTCGTCTGCATGATTTACTGAAAATTGTACGATTGAATAACCTTGTGGGTTATTACTAAATGCTAAATTTGTTAAAAAGGCTGTGCCAATAGATGTAGGCACTGTAGATCCTGGAAATGATCCAGTAATAGTATGAGATCCGTTATATGGGCTACCGCATTGAGATACTGTAATCTGTTGGCCAGTTACAAATATGCCTGGGCTTGCTAAAGTTATTGTGGCTACATCATTAGATACCGATGCACCAATTACAGGTACATCATTAAACCATAGCATTTTTTCTATTAAATCTTGCGCTGCTTGACAAACTTCTTCTACATCATTATTAGAATACAAAGTACCAATACCTAAATTAGTGCGCAATTCTTGTTGCGTTACGTATGAAGCTGGCACGTGTATTCCTCTCTTAAAAAAGCTCCCCTGGGGCTAGGGCTACTAAACCCCAGAGGATTATTACTTGGTTTAACCTATTAGGTTAGGTTGAAGCGACGGACTCCACCTTGTACTAATACACCAACGGCCATGTAGCCATATAGTGATGTCTCGATCTCGCCTGATGTTGGGATGTTTGTTGACAGACGTAGAATTGGTGACTCGTAAATTGATACTGCTGAAGGTACAACAATAAATGCTGACTCATCAATTACAGTAGATACTGCGTTTGGATCTACGTATAGATCTAAACCAAGTACGTTGCCACGTAGTGATCGTGGTGATGCTTGTCCTGCTGCGTTCATTGGTTGTGATGCTGTGTAAATTGGGCGATCAGTTGTGTCTTTAGCACCAATTAACAGATTCCACTGACCAGTGCCAGCGATGTATGCAGTTGCTAGTTCACCTGTTGCAAGGTAAGCGGCTGGTGCTTGCTCTGCTACGTAGGCAATAAGACCATTAGATGTTGCAGCTTGTGGGTTAGCTTGTGCGCCACCTGCTGTTAATGCTGCAATTACTGCTGCATCTGTTGCCTTGTTATAGGCACGTGTCATGTTGTCTAACATGGCTGCAAAGAAGTCTGGAGACGACCTCTCAAGGACCTCAAGGCTGTAACGTTGAAGGCCACTGTATTTTTTGACTGTGAGATTTACATAGCTTGAGACAATACCTGTTTCTGATGGTGCGCCTGCTTCTGCAGTCTCTGCAACTGTACCTGATGTAGTAATTTTAGGTACTGAGATTGTCATGCCTGCTGCTGGTAATGCACGTGTTCCAATTGCATCAACAGCTGGGCGTGATCCAATTAAAGTATCTACTACTGTAGGTACAAATTGTGTTGGATTAAATGCTGGGTTAGTGGTAAAGCTGTCATCTGCAGCAGTTAAGTATCTTGCTACATCTGCTTCTGCTTTCATTACCCACTGTGCTGATTCGTGGTTACCTAATTTTGCTTTGATGCTGTGTTCTAGCATGTGAGCTTGTGTTCTAATTGGTGAGCGTGGCTCTGTATAGAAGGATGCACTAACTGTTGGGCGTGCGGCTTCTACTGGAGCTGACTCAACCACTGGTGTTACTGTTGGCTCTGTAGTG